TTAAAAAGGTTATAACTCAAGAATACGTAAAGTGTGCCAAAGATCCGGTTTACTTTATGAAAAAATACTGTTATATACAGCATCCAACACGTGGCCGTATTCTCTTCAACCTTTACCCTTTCCAGGAAAAAGTTTTAAGTCTTTATAAAGATAATCAATATGCTATAACTCTTAAGTCAAGACAGTTAGGTATATCTACTTTAGTTGCAGGATACTCGTTATGGCTAATGACCTTTCAAAAAGATAAGAACATACTTACTCTTGCAACCACTCAAGCTACAGCCCGTAACCTAGTAACCAAGGTACAGTTTATGTACGATCAGTTACCTAAGTGGTTACGAATGAAATCTGTAGAAAAGAATAAATTAAGTCTAAGGTTAAAAAATGGATCTAGAATTAAAGCTGCTTCTTCTAACTCTGATGCTGCAAGATCTGAAGCAGTATCACTACTTGTATTGGATGAAGCTGCATTTATTGACAACATCGACGAAACGTTTACTTCAGCCCAACAAACGTTAGCAACTGGTGGACAGTGTATAGCTCTGTCAACTCCTAACGGGGTAGGTAATTGGTTTCATCAAACATGGGCAAGAGCTCAAACTAAAGAAAATAGCTTTCTTCCTATCAAACTTCCTTGGACCGTTCACCCGGAGAGAAATGAAGCCTGGCGGGAACAGCAGGACGGAGACTTAGGTCCTAGGATGGCGGCCCAGGAATGTGACTGTGACTTCCTATCTTCCGGTGACACCGTCTTTGAACCTGAAGACATGACTTTCTACGAGGAAACTCAAATGCAAGAGCCTCTTGAACGTAGAGGTATAGACGGGAATATGTGGATATGGGAGACGCCTGACTACTCAAAAGACTACATGGTAGTAGCTGACGTGGCAAGAGGCGATAGTCAAGACTACTCAGCATTTCATATATTTGATATAGAAAGTGCTTGTCAGGTAGCAGAATATAAAGGTAAACTTTCTCCCAAGGACTTTGGCAATGTACTTGTTGGAGCAGCTTCAGAATATAATGATGCCCTACTTGTAGTAGAAAATGCTAATATAGGATGGGCTACTATAGAGCAGGTGTTAGAACGTGAATATCGTAATCTATTCTACTCTTCTAGAAGTCAATCTGAAACTGTAGAGTCATATATGAATAAATGGGATACAGATAAACTTGTACCCGGTTTTACTACTTCAGCTAAAACCCGTCCTCTTATTATAGCTAAGATGATGGAGTACGTTAGAGAGAGATCAGTTACAATAAAGTCTAAAAGACTTGTAAATGAGATGAGAGTATTTATCTGGAAGAATGGTAAAGCTCAAGCTCAAAGTGGGTATAACGATGACGTTGTTATGTCTTTTGCTATTGGGCTTTATGTAAGGGATACTGCTTTGAGACTAAGACAACAAGGTATGGACCTGGTTAGAGCTCAATTGTCCTCGTTTACTAATCTCAATCAACGGAACCCAGCAGTTGTTACAACAGTTGATAAACAGAAGAATAATCCGTATAATATAGATACTCCACACGGACAAGAAGACATATCCTGGATACTTAAGTAACCATATTTATATAATAAAACTAACGCCTCCCAAATGGCAGATCGATCCTTATTTTCACGACTTTCAAAATTATTTTCGACCGATGTAGTAATTCGTAATGTAGGCGGTAACCAGCTCAAGATAGCTGATATAAACCAAATACAGACAACCGGTAAGTACGAAACTAACTCTTTATTAGATAGATTTAGTCGTCTCTACATTTACAATAATAAAAATATTTTCAATCCTAATCTTAACTATCAAACGTTAAGAATACAGCTATACTCAGATTACGAAGCTATGGATACTGATCCTCTTATTGCTTCAACTCTAGATATAATAGCTGACGAGTCTACTCTTAGAGATGAACATGGGGAAGTACTAACTATTAGATCCTCAGATGAAAGACTTCAAAAAGTACTATATAACTTATTCTATGACGTACTTAATATAGAGTTTAATTTATGGTCTTGGACTCGTAATATGTGTAAGTACGGTGATTTTTTTCTTAAATTAGAAATAAGTGAGGAGTTTGGAGTATATAATGCTCTTCCTTATACAGTTTACCATATGGTAAGGTTAGAAGGCCAAGACCCTGAGAACCCAGCTAGTGTTCAGTTTCATATAGATCCGGATGGACTTGCTTCCTCTTTGGATCCAAACTATATGCCAAAGTCTAATAAGAAAGTAATAGAATTAGAAAATTATGAAGTAGCTCACTTCCGTTTAATATCCGACACAAATTATTTACCCTACGGTCGTTCTTATGTAGAGCCTGCAAGGAAAATCTTTAAGCAGTTAACTCTTATGGAAGATGCGATGTTGATACACCGTATAATGAGAGCACCTGAAAAGAGAATGTTCTACGTAAATGTTGGTGGTATTCCGCCAAACGAGGTAGACCAGTTTATGCAGAAAACTATAGACGGTATAAAGAAAACACCGTATGTTGATAAGAATACCGGTCAATACAATTTAAAGTTTAACATGCAGAATATGATGGAAGACTTTTATCTTCCAGTCCGAAACGGGGATTCGTCAACTAGAATAGAGACAACTAAAGGACTAGACTATGACGGTACTCAGGATGTGGAGTACTTAAGAGACAAAATGTTTGCTGCATTAAAAGTACCTAAAGCCTATTTTGGATATGAGGCAGACCTAAGCGGTAAAGCAACATTAGCAGCAGAAGATATTAGATTTGCAAGAACGGTTGAAAGAATACAAAAGATATTAGAATCAGAGCTAACTAAGATAGCTTTAGTTCACCTTTACGCTCAAGGGTTTACAGGTGAGTCTTTAACTAATTTTGAGATAAGCCTTACTAATCCATCTATTATATTCGAACAAGAAAAGATTGCTCTTCTTGCTGAAAAGATGAACGTTGCTCAAAATATGGTTGACTCAGATATGTTCTCTTCAGACTATATTTATGAAAACATATTTAATCTTTCAGAAGATCAGTACAATCAAATGAGAGATTTAGTTAGAGAAGATAAGAAAAGAGTATTCCGAAATACTCAAATAGAAAATGAAGGAAACGACCCAGTAGAGTCTGGTGTTTCGTACGGTACTCCTCACGATCTAGCCTCTATGTACGGTAGGAGAGCTGCAGAAGCTCCTAAAGTTCCACTAGGCTACGACGAACAAACTCCAACAGGCCGACCTCAAGAAAAAGCTTCTTTCGTAGGTAAACAAGAAGATCCACTTGGAGGAAGAGACAGACTTGGTAAACATGGTATGAAAGGTGGATTTCCAAGTGACAACGATAATGTAAACGAAGTAGATTCTTTAAAAGCTAGAAGTGTATATGCTCAACTGTCAAATACTTTAGAAAACTTTAGTAAAAAGAAGATTATTTTCGAAAAACAGGAATCTGTTAAAGATAATCTCCTCGACGAAAGCAATATAAAGGAATTGGATAGTTAACTATATTTATATATAAGGCTAAATAAATCTACATATGAAGATAAAGCATTCTAAATTTAGAAACACCGGACTTATCTACGAACTTCTGATGAAGCAGATAGCTGCTGATACTTTAGAAAATAAACCGTCTCCGGCGATAAAGATACTAAAAAAATTCTATTCCGGTAAAAACTTTTTAACTAAAGAGAATAAACTTTACGAATACATTTCAAGAAATAAAGGTATTAGTAGAGATAAAGCTGAGACAGTTCTTTCTACAATAACTGAGATATCTCGTAAATTAGATCAAGCTTCTTTAAAGAATCAAAAATACGCGCTTATAGCCGAAATAAAAAAGAGCTACAACGTAAGCCATTTCTTCTCAGCTAAGGTAAGTGATTATAAACCTTTTGCTGCTTTGTACTGCCTATTGGAAGCACAGAATAATTCTGATCTAGTTGATCCTCAAATTTTTGTAGATAATAAAACTACTATCTTAGAGCATTTAACAGAACAGGAGCAGGATAAAAATAACGTAAGACAGTCTCTTATAGAAGAGTATAGTACTTATGAAAAAGACCTTAAACTACTTACTTATAAGATCTTATTAGAAAAGTTTAACAGCAAGTATACTAATCTTCTTCCAGAGCAAAAAAATATACTTAGAGAATTTATTACTTCTGTAGATTCAACTAGCCGACTTAGAGAATTTGTTAATGAAGAATTAGAAAAAGTTAGTAACAAGCTAATTAGCCTAGTACCTGCCGTTAGCGACGAAATAGTAAAAATTAAATTACAAGAAGTAATTAGTAATATTGTACCGTTAACAGCTAAACAAAAAGTTAATGATGATACATTGGCAATATTAATGCAATATTACGAGCTAATTAAAGAAATTAAAGAAGCATGAAAAAGAGTGAGTTGAGAACTTTGGTACAAGAAGTACTAGATGAGATTTCAACTACCGGTACTGGGGCAACATTTACGCCCGGTACAGGAGCCCAATACGCTACTCCTTATGCTTTTTCAAAAAATAAAAGAGATAATCGAGCAACAAAATTTTTAAAGAAGATAGGATATAAAAAGGCAGAAAGACCTAAACGTCCATCACATACTAAATTAGTCGACTACTTACAATGAGAACACTTACAGAAAAATATAACGCAGTACTACAGGGTGAGTACAGTAAGAAGCAATTCGTTAGAGATGCTCGTCTTGCCCATCCAAATATTATAACTCAGTACAATGGGTATCAAGATACCGTAGCCATTCTTAAAAACAAAGGAATGGTATTTGAAGGTCTTGAGAAGTACAAAGAAGAAAAGATGCCTATTTACGACAATGGAGTAATGCCTGCTGATAAATTTTCTATAGAGGATATTGAAAGAGGAGTTGACTACGAACTAGAAAAGAAAGGCTTTGATACAGTTCATAGAGACTTTACAGAAGATGATTACTTAAAAGCCAAAGATAAAGCTGTAAAGAACTTAGAAAAGAATAGAAATTTTTATCTAAGTCTTCTTGGTGGGGAGTCTACAAGAGTTCCTAAAAAGAGAAAAGACGTAATGGTTCCTGCCGAAGAAAAAAATTCTGTTGATAAAGACAATGGGATGAAAAAAGCAGAACTTAAAGAGAGTATAGATGAAGCCCGACGTGCTAAGAGTAAAGGCGGTAAGGTAGTTAAGGAAGATGACTATATGAATGGCGGATACGTCGAGTTAATGGGCCCTGATTTAGATAGAGGTATTAAATTAATACAAAAAGCTTGGGATGATTGGAAGGCTGGTCCTATGACTGAACCTGGTATGATCGAACATGCTAAAAATGACCTTATCGAACATATATCTAACGAACTTACCTTTTTTGACGAACAAGACTCCGTAATGGAAACTGACGATTCATCAGAAAACTTCAGATTTGAACTAAAAGAGTCTTTTAAAAAGCTTATAGTTAAAGTTCTTACTGAAGATAAAAAAAAAGTTAACGAACAAATAAAAGGTACCGTAAACCTTTCTAGCTACGAATCGGAAGTAGCTGACGTATTTAAAAAGGTAGATTCTTCAATAGATAAAGTAGATGTCAACCTTTCCCACCAAGAAGATGCTGAACTAGCACAAGCCGAAATTATGGTAGTGCCTGGAGATATGGATGTCGAAGAGTTACGCGACAGCACTATCGGTAACCCAAAAAGATTTTTTACAGGTGGTTTAAGAAGGTAC